CTGGTCTCCACCGAGTTACAAGGGTGCAGATCCCATCCAATGGATGGGTAAGAAAGTCCTGCCGTCTATAGTCACGGCGTTCAAAGAGAATGGATATGATCCTTATGAAGCTACGAAAGAAAAAGACGCAGGATTCGATTACATTGTTGCGTTTAATGGCAATGTCTTCCATATTGCGACGGACCTATCGTTCATCCAATCAGACTTGGGACTCTACGGTTTGGGGTCGGGTGGTGCTTTCGGTCTTGGCTATCTCTATGGTCTGTCTCCTTCTTATCTTCGTAGACAGCCTGAGCGACACGCCAAACGTGCCGTAGAAATCGCGTCGGTGCTTGATGTCAATACCCACGAGCCTGTACAGTTGGTTACTCAACGACGGGAGATTTAATGCGTAAGGATTTAGGTAGTTGGTCTATCTATCTCAATAAATCCAATCTAAATAACTGGGCAATAGGCATTGATAGATACCAAGAATGGGATGGCACTTCGCCGAACTATGTAATTGTTGCCAACGTTTATCAGATAAATCTGCTATTGTTCAATGTAACAATCACTAGGTGGTCTAAGTGGACGTAACTAAACACGTTGTAATGTTCTCAGGTGGCATCGGATCCTGGGCTACAGCTAAGAAGGTAGCAGAAGAACACGGTACTGAGAATCTTTACTTGGTCTTTAGTGACGTCAAAGGTGATACCGACAATCCCCACATTGGCGAAGATGAGGATACCTACCGCTTCGTAGAGGATGCTGCAAAGAATGTAGGCGGTCAGTTAGTAATCCTTGTAGATGGTCGCAATATCTGGGAAGTATTCAAGGATCGTAACTTTCTTGGCAATAGCAGACTTGCCCATTGCTCCTTTGAGTTAAAGCAAAAGCCAGCGAGAAAGTGGCTAGTAGATAACTGCAAGCCTGAATCAACCATTGTCTATGTAGGTATTGACTGGACTGAAACACACAGACTTCCAGCAATCATCAAGAACTATAAACCTTACGTAGCCAAGGCTCCGCTGACAGAGCCACCTTATCTTGATAAAGATAAACTTATTGAGTGGGCGCAGAACGAAGGGTTAAAGACTCCAAGACTTTACGATCTAGGTTTTAGCCATAACAACTGCGGTGGTGGTTGCGTTCGAGCTGGTCAGGGTCAGTTCAAGAAGCTCTATGAAATTATGCCTGAGCGTTACAAAGTGTGGGAAGATAAAGAGCAAGAGATTAGAGAGCATATTGGTAAAGATGTATCTATTCTTACCGAGCAAGTTAAAGGCGAGAAAAAACCTTTGACACTAAAAGAACTTAGAATGCGTATAGAAAATCAACCAGTGATGGTAGACTTAGATGATATCGGGGGATGTGGCTGTTTCTTTGAGGAGGATGAACGAGATGACAATGGATCTCAAACAGTTTCTGATTGAGGCTTTACATAAAAAAGAAGAAGGCAGGGGCAGGGGTAAGCAAGCCCAGATAGGACCTTCCGAGTTAGGCGGATGCCGCCGTAAGGTTTGGTATCGGTTGAACGGTCAGCCGGAAACCAATGACAACGAGCTAAAGCTCGCAGCGATAATGGGTACTGCTATCCACGCTGCAATAGAGAATGCGCTTGCTGACAATAAAGAAGTCGTGCTTGAACAGACTGTCGAATACGGCGGGATGAAAGCGCACGTGGACTGCTATATCCCATCTACTGGGGCTGTAGTTGATTGGAAGACAGTAAAGGCTAAGAACCTGACCTACTTCCCAAGCAATCAACAGCGTTGGCAAGTACAAGTCTATGGCTACCTGATTAGCAAATCTGGATTGGGGAAGGTTCAGACTGTGAACCTAGTAGCCATACCTCGTGATGGGGATGAGCGGGATGTCCTAGTGCATTCCGAACCCTATGACGAAGCCATCGCCCTAGAGGCGCTCAACTGGTTAGATGCAATAAAACAATCGGACACAGTTCCCGATCCTGAAAGGGACGAGAGCTATTGTAAGTTCTATTGCAAATACTATGACGCCTCTGGGGAGATGGGATGCGTTGGTCTAAAAAAAGAACGTACAAAAACTGAATTACCTATCATTGATAGTCCTGATGCAGACACTTCTGCTATGGAATATCTACAACTCGACAACCAGATTAAGGAACTGACCGAACGAAAGGAAGCGTTGAGAGACGGTCTAACTGGATTACTCGGCGTTACTAAATCTGGTTTCGAGATTAAATGGACAACAGTCCAAAGCAATACAGTTGACAAGGAAGCGGTGGAGAAAGCACTAGGCTTCGTGCCAACTAAGCAAGGAAAGGAAAGCGCAAGGCTTTCAATTAAACACAATGGAGGAAACTAAATGGCTGCACCAGAATCAACTAAGTTCCAGGTGAACTTCAAGTCACCCGATGGAACTCTCATCAATCTTTACGCTGCGAACAAGGAGGAATTAGAAGCGTTGCTAACAGCAGCGCAGGACTTTTCCGCCCTCATTGCAAGCGTTAGCCAATCTTTCTCAAGCGCTCCTGCAACTGCGCCCGTTTACACTAATCCAACACCAAAGCAGGTAGCTTCAGAATTCCCTTTTAAGCCAGCCGCCGCTGCACCCGCAGCAGGAGGCGGTCACGTTTGCCGTCACGGAAATATGGCATACAAAGAAGGAGTGAGTGCGAAAGGACCTTGGAAGGGCTGGATGTGTGCGTCGCCTAAAGGCACACCACAGTCTGAAAAATGCCCAACAATCTGGGTAAGGTAATGCGATGCGAGAGCCGCGTAACTACGAGGCTCCGCTATGTGCAGAAGTCGATGGCGATATCTGGTTCCCAGATCACGGTGGAAGTGCTCCAAGTATACAAGCTGCAAAGAAAATCTGTAGTCAATGTATTCATCGACTTGAATGCGCCGAATGGGGTATTCACAATGAACGACACGGAATCTGGGGAGGACTTGCTCCAAAGCAGAGAGAAGCAATCCGTCGTAAACGAAACATAATTCTACCGAGGGAGAAAAGTGCTTAGGCTAGATAGGGCTTGGCGCAGTTCTCATAGCAACGCAGAACCTTTGCCGGTGGTTTGGAAAGACCTAACGACAAAGGATATAAAGTTCCGGCGCGGTCAAGTGTGTATGGTTGCCGCTGCACCTAACGCTGGAAAGTCTATGTTCGCTATGATCTATGCGATCAAAGCCCAAGTGCCTACACTTTTCTTCTCGGCAGATACTGACACTGCAACAGTAATGATAAGAGCTGCTGCACATATCTCAGGCCACGTACAGACGAGCGTTGAGAGCAATATAAGAGATAACCCTAACTATTACGCAGACTACTTAGAGAAGATAGGCCACATCCAATGGGTCTTTGACTCTAGTCCTTCGCTTGATGACATCGAAGCAGAGGTCAAGGCTTACATAGAACTCTATGGAATAGCTCCGAAGTTAATAGTGATAGATAACCTAATGAATGTCGTTGCTGAAACTGACAATGAATGGGCAGGGTTACGAGCGATAATGGCAGAACTACACGATATGGCTAGGAAAACCGAAGCCTGTGTGATGGTACTGCATCACGTATCAGAGCAAAGCGAGTATGGCTCAGTCTTTGAACCGTCACCGCGAAAGGCGATTCACGGAAAGGTAAGTCAATTACCAGCGCTGATACTAACTCTTGGCTACAACCCGTATGACCATACCCTTCGGGTTGCTGCAGTTAAGAATAGATTCGGTAGGCATACTGCTGATGGTAAGGATTGGGTTGCTTTGTTTACAAACTACTCAGCTTGTCAGATAGCAGATTCAGATGCTCACGGTAGAATGGTTTACAACTCCAATAAGGTGCTATGAGTTCATACAATAAACAAAAGGGAACCAAGTTTGAGAGCGACGTTATGAAGTTCTTGAGATCTTTGGGCCACTTTGCTGAAAGATTAGCCAAGGCGGGAGCCAACGATGAAGGTGACATCGTTACCATAATCGCAGGTCAGACCTATATTTTGGAGTGTAAGAACCGTAAGTCAATCAATCTTCCACAGTTCTGGGCAGAAGCCCAGACTGAGGCAGCCAACTATGCGAAGGCTCGGGGGTTACCCGTCAATCCTCCGGCCTTCGTCATAGTCAAGAGAAGGAATGCATCAGTAGAAGATGCTTGGGTAATACAATCATTAGAGAAATGGATAGAACAGATGCCAGTTCCACAGGGACAGATAACAAGTAGCCAGGGCTGGACTACAGCACCTGAAGAAGTTAAGGAAGAACCAAAGCAAGAAGAGGTAAAGCAGGAAGAAGTTAAACCAAAGAGAAAGAAGAAGGCAGTAGAAGAATGATTTGCTTAGACTGCAGAGCAGGTGGCGACTACAACGCTTTAGGTAACTACGACAAGGCAGAAGAGTTACACGAGTTCTGCAAAGGAGACTGCGGATGTCATCACAAGACTGGAGCAGGGTGGTACGTAAAGGCGGGAGAAAAGGCAACTCAGATGCGAGTGCAATCCCCATAGATCTTATTGTTGCCCACTATGGTGGGGAGATAAGACAGGGTAAGAGTGTTTCAGTTAAGTGTTGTATGCACGATGACTCACGTCGCAGTGCAGTAATGAACACTTACGATAATTTATATTACTGCCACACCTGCGGTAAAGGTGGGTCAGCAGTAGATGTTGTAATGGCTAACGAGAATATGGGGTTTAAGGATGCTCTCAACTACGCAGTCGACATTGCTAAACGAGGCGGCGCACAGATACGCTCGACTAATAAGCGACGAGGCGCTGGAGTATCTAAGCGCACGTGGGATATCTAAAGAGGTAGCCCAGCGCTATAGTCTTGGAACCATAGCTGATCCTATTGAGGGTCATCAGGGTTATACCGGCTGGATATCCATTCCATACTTCACAGCTTTAGATATCTGCGTAGGCTTTAAGTTCCGTAGGTTAGATGATGGCAAGCCTAAGTATGGCGCTCCGGTAGGGCAGAAGAGCCATCTCTATAATGTTATTGCTACTACCTATGACTCATCAAAGATAGTGATTTGCGAGGGTGAGTTTGATGCAATCATTATGAATGAGGCAG